GTTTGCGTGCTTGTCACGCTGATTGTACGTTTATATTATAATTTTGATTTTATTATTTAATTGATGCAAAAACTTTTCATATTTCTTTTTAGTTCAATTTTCTCAAAAATTGGAGATTTTCTCTCACTCTATTAAAAGAGTGATGTTTAACAAACAATGGTTTTGACAAACCCAAATTGTCAAGGTGCCTTATCAAACCGATTGATATAATTTGTTGTCGTTTTTAGAATGACAATCTATCCAGAAGAGTTTCTGGAACACTGTGATACTTGAATGTATTACCTTTTATGAAAATACTAGATACAGTGTGCGAACTACTTAGCAAGTAGTTTGCTCATTCAAACGTTTTCGGAGTTACGCCCGTCTCGATGGTAGTTGATCTTTAGGGGATTGAGAGCCCCGCCCACCATAACGTAAGATTGTTCGAACTATGAGTTTCGTTACGATTCAATTCCTTGGGAGTTTAGGAACTTTCCCACGGTTGAATATCGTCATTGATATTCACCCGATAAACTAAATATGGACTTTCGCAGGTCTTTATAACGTTGATTTTAGAAGTGCATGATCGCCTAGCAGGCTTCTGCAATATCTAGATGTGCTTGACCTAACAAGTCTTGACATCACGCTTGCCTAGGGCATGTGCTTCTTCTTATTTCATCCGTTACATATTATATGTATGGTGTTTTCCTATGTTCTGTCAGAACATAAGCTAGTTCAGCATAGTTTGCTGGGACTTGGGCGCTTTCCATGCCTCATATCTTCTCAACCGTCTATTTCTCTACTAGTGGAAAAACTGTAAAGTTCCCATTTTTAGTCTAGGTCACTTTCTTAGTGTAAAACTCAGTCGACACCGTTAAATTTGTGTCTTGGAACGAGTAACACCAGATGTTGAATCCCACACCCAAGGGAACATCTGTAAGTAGCAGTTGCGTTGTAAATTGTTGATGGAAGCACTGTACTGATACGCCAACCGAGGTTGGTCTGAGGTACTTCCGAGTCGTC